CATGTGAGCGCGGGGCTTCTCAGTCCGTTCTTCATGGGCTTGATCGATCAGGCTGGTGATGGTAATATCTGGTTCAGGGATTCTCATGGTTAGTGTTCCTGTTGGTTGTTGTTGCTATATTGACCCCGGCTTTAACACCGGGGTCTTTTTTTGGGTGGGCCTACTCGCTGCACTGGTGCGCTCCACCGGGATCCCCCAGCAGCCAGCATCCGCTTTCGGCCCGAAACTTACTTCTTAGCCCACGGTGGCGCAGCCTTACCAACCGCAGCCGCAGATGGCCCAACAGGTTTGAACGGCGCAACCGCAGCCGGTGTCACGCCACCCAGTGCGCGGTAACCTTTGATCTCGTTGCCTGCGTACTCACCCGTTTTGACCACCAGCTTGATACCCAGGTTGCCGCCGATCAGTTGGTCGGTGTCCTGCACCTTTGCCAAGCCAATGGCCCGCATGATCTCGCCAAGCTGCTGGCGTCCAATTTCCTCCGCCTTAGTTGAAGCATTTTTAATGTTCAAGTTGCCAAAGATCACCCGGCCTTGATGGCTAGGGCCGGTAATGGTGTACTTGCAGGCAATGTACTTGCCGTCGCCTGCCTTGGTGGCCTTGATCTCAGCGCCGGTAATGCTGGCGTTGTACCAGCCCTCGGGCAAAGGGTCAAAGTTGCCGGTGTTTCCAACGGGAAGAGTGTCGAGTGTAAATTCTTCGTCAAGATAAGCCATGATTTATTCCTTAGTGATTGAAAAAGTGGGGCGTCCAGGGGTGGACGTGATGGCACCAAGCAATGGCCCGGTCACGGCTTCAGCAGCCGCACCCCAAGCCTTCGCATTGATCTCGGGTTTCCACCTAAAAAGGCTGGAAAGATGTTCGCTAAGACCGGCCTCTGCGGCCAGCATTTGCAGCTTGTCGGCGTCGATCTTCTTGTTGATGCGGCCTTCCATCTTGATCTTGTAGCCGTCAACCTGATGGTTGACCGTGCCGTCTAAGTCTTTGGGGAGGCCAAATTCCTCGGCCATCTGGTCTTCCAGTTGGCGGCGTTCAGCCACCGCAGCGGCTTCAAGTTTCTTGGCGTCAAGCCAGCGTTGGTAAAGTGTGTTCATGAGTTTTCCTGAGTTTTTTGAACGTATTTGGAAATGGATGACAACGAATAACCGGCCAATCGAACGAAGTCGGCAAACTTGTCTAATTGAGCGTCATCCATCTGGTGGATTGCCATGTTTTTCATGTTCTCCACGTTAGCCATAAGTTCGCCTGTCCACAAGGCAATGAGTCCGACTGAAGGCTGGCTCATGCTGCACCGCCAATCTTGTTGATGATCTCGCCAAGGTCAGGCGCTTCCCAGGTTCCCAGCTTGCCGCTACGATCCTTGGCAAGCCACAGGCCGTCAGAGTCGCACATCAAGGCGCGTTGAGTACCGCCCTCGGCATCCTTCTCTACACGCAGCGCCAGCACTTCATCGAAAAAGTAAGGCAGTGCCTGCCCGGTCTTGTTGCCCGGCATAGAAGGCGAATACAGCACCCGGCCCATCTCGTCTTGGGTCTTCTCCAGCTTGGCGGTCATCAGGACATGGCGTCCGGGAATGTCGCGGAATGCGCGAATAATGTCGGCCATCTGTTCCTGCATCGCACCGTAAGCAGCGCGTGGGTCTTTGTTGACCTTTTTTTCGTGGTTAAGGCAGACCTCGGCAATCTCAGAGATGCTGTCTAATGCCACAGACTTGTACTCGGATTCAATAACCCAAGCGTAAGCCTCGCGTAAGTCGTCCATACTGGCGATCTCAATGTAAGGCAGGTCTGCGTCTGCAATGGACAGCAAACCCCCCTCTGCCGACAGAACCACGGGATGCGGTAAAGTCTTGATCAGACTGGTCTTGCCAGCCCCGGCTTGCCCGTAGACAAGCAGCTTGACACCATTGGCAATCATGCCTCCGGTGCGTTTCAACGAAATAGCCATTTGGCTCTCCTAGTTTGCGCTTCCGTCTGTAACTCAGTTCGAAGCGTGGTTGCAGTGTAGCACAAGTTCATGGTACAGTGTCAACAACTTTATGACGAAAGATGTGAAATAAATGGCAGACCTATCAAATATCCTCGGTGGCCCTTGGTCGCCGCCCTCTCAAAAGCAGGTAGATGCGCCTGACATTCAGTTGAAAGACGCCATGCTTGGCGCAGGGCTAAAGCCACCGGATGTGATCTACCTTGACGGCAAGTTGCACCGCTTTAACAGTGGCACCAAAGGCGAAAAAGGCCACGACAAGCCGGGCTGGTACGTGGTTTTTTCTGATGGCGTACCGGCTGGGCGCTTTGGTTGCTGGCGCTCTGGCTTTGAATCATCGTGGAAAGCAGACATTGGCCGCAGTCTGACGCCGGTAGAGGAAATGGCTCAGTCCCGGCGACTGGCAGAGGCCAAGACCCAGCGTGATGCGGAGGTGAAAAAGGCGCGGGAGGTGGCGGCTAACACCGTCGATCTCATCTGGTCGCAGGCAGGTGCAGCAAGTCCAGAGCATCCCTACTTACAGCGTAAGGGCATCAAGACGCATGGCGCACGGATTACGGGTGACGGTAGGCTGATGGTGCCGCTGTACAACGAGGATGGCGAACTATCTAGCATCCAGTACATTGACCATCAAGGCGGGAAGCTGTATCACCCTGGTGGACAGACCGGCTCGATGTATTGGCTGGTCGGCAGCATGGATGACGCCACCACGCTCTACATTGCCGAGGGCTTTGCCACGGCAGCCACCATTGCCGAGGTGACAGGCCAGCCCTGCGCGGTGGCTTACAGCGCCAGCAACTTGTTTCCGGTGACGGGCATCCTAAAGGAAGGCCATCCGACGCTGGACATTTGCATTGTGGCTGACCATGACGCCAGTGGCGTGGGGCAGCGCTACGCCGAACAAGCCAGCGCCAAGTATGGGGTACGCATGACAACACCGCCCGTCCTCGGTGACGCCAATGATTACGTCCAAGCGGGGCATGACTTGGCCTTGTTGCTCAAGCCGCCTGCACCAGTGACGGACTACCTTATCCATGCCGATGGATTTTCAGCGCAGCCTGCGCCTATCTCATGGCTTGTGAAGCATTGGATTCAGGATAAGGCTCTTGTGATGGTGCATGGCCCTAGTGGTGGCGGCAAGACATTCGTAACGCTGGACTGGATGCTGCACATTGCCAGTGGCAAATCCACTTGGTTCGGCCACAAGGTCAGACCCGGCAACATGGTGTATTTGGCTGGTGAAGGCCATCACGGCCTGCGCTCACGCATTGCAGCCTGGAAGCACCATAACAGCGTCAGCAACCTGAATATGTGGGTCAGCAAGTCTGGTCTTGATCTGAATACGCCAGAGGGCTACCTCAAGGTGGTGGAGGCCATACGGGCGCTCAAGATCAAGCCGGATGTGATCACGGTGGACACTCTGCACCGCTTTATGGCCGGTGACGAGAACAGCGCACAGGACGCCAAGACCATGCTGGACGCCTGCGCGGCACTTATGCAAGAGTTTGGCTGCACGGTCATTCTGGTTCACCACACAGGCGTGTCTGAGGAAGCCCAGCACCGGGCGCGAGGCTCATCCGCATGGCGTGGCGCATTGGACATTGAAATCAGCGTCATACCCGCCAAGGGCGACAAATCCATTGAGATTGTCCAGCGCAAGAGCAAAGACGCCGAGATGGCAATGCCGGTCTATGTTGACTTGGAATCGGTGGCGATACCTGGTTGGCTGGATGAAGATGGCGAGGCCGTTTCCAGCGCGGTAGTCATTAAGGGTGAAGTGCCGGAAACCAAGAAGAAAAATGATTCCAAAGGTTTTTCGTCGTTTGAACGCGCATGGATTGCTACTGGTGCAGAAGAACGAGGTGGCGCACCTTACCTCACACGCAGCGCATTTTTTGACTGGGCAAAAGTTCACGGCCTTGGTTCTGACAACAAAAAGTATTCACGATTGCTGAACTACATCGCTTCAGACAGAAGTGAGGGCAATTACATCAAGCCATTGATCGAAGCCAAGCTGATTGAAGTCCATGAAAACGGTTGGATCGTGATTGATCCCGGTACAGCAAGCGGAATGATGTTGAAGAAGTGATAGTTCTGTGATAAACTTTCTGACATGACAAAACTTACCCAACTCAAAGCTAAGTTGAGGGCTGCACAAGCCGAACTTGCAATCCGCACTCGGACGCACAACAGCGCGTCACGGGCTTACAACAAGGTGACTGCCCACATCACCGAACTGGAGAAAAAAATTGCTGACCTGGAGAACCTTCCAAAGCAACCTGCCCAACTACAGTGAAGCCGACCTATTGGCTTTGCTGGACGAGGAACGATTGAAACACCGTAGAGTGTCCATGCTAGAGCGCATTCACCAGCGTTACTGCACCATGAGAGCCAATCGGGAACGGTTGGAGATTTTGAAAGAAGGAAAAAAACCATGACTATCACGCAACAACTTAAACGAATCATCAGACGCCTTACACCCGCAGAGATGGCAGCAGCCGAACTGGCTGACGCTGAACTGCACCGGCTGGAGGCACATAGTGCTATGGAATACGCCAGCAGTGTAGTGTCTTACGAAGACGCCAGGATCAAACGCCTGCGCAAGTTTTTGGCCGACGCGGAGAAGGCAGTATGAGCAGCATCTTGGAAGAAATAAAAGTCAACAGAACCCCCACCCATATGGTGCGCCCTGCTGGTCTTGAGTTGCAGAAAAAGACAAAGGAGACGCTTGGCAAGTATGTCGAGCGCCAGAAGCTGCCCGGAGAAGTTCGCGCCGCAGAACTGAGCATCTGGGATCGCACTACGTATCGCACTGGCGATGGTGATCACACGGCACAGGTGCCAAGAGAAGGTAGCTTGCGAGCGTTTAGTCTGCCATCACGGGGGAATCGGACATGAACTGTAACCAAGACTGCGAACAAGGCCGGAAGTGCGATTGCGAAGAAGATATGAAGTACATGCACCCGTGGCTGGAATTCTCCATTGTGATCTTAATCACGTTGGTGTCGATAGCTGCGTTCGGATTTTTTATCGGGTATCTGCTATGACTGACAGAGAAGTAATGCAGCAAGCGCTGGAAGCGTTGGAAGATGAGCGTTATGTGACCAAGTACACGCACATCGTAGATGCCATCATTGCCCTACGCAAAGCACTGGAGCAGCCAGAGCAGCGCAAGCCGCTGACGGATGAGGAGGCGCACAAGACATTACTGGGCATGGCAGAGCACATCGAAACATTTGGCGATGCCAACACGACCGACCAGCAACTTTCTGCGGAGTGCATCCGATTCATTCTTGATCAAGTAGCCGCCCACGGCATCGAGGAGGGGACATGACCAAAATCACAGTTAACCGGGAGGCGCTGGATCGTTGGCATGAGGCGCTGAAAAGTCTTGACCCGCACATTCAGCAGTTAGCGGTTAATGCTCTACGCGCCACAGCAGCACAGCCAGAGCAGGGGCCGGTTGGCATGGTGAAAGAGTTGTTTACCAACGCCGCTTGGAACAGGCTTGATGTGCCCGGCAGCACAAAAGTTTATCTGGTCACCCCACCCGCAGCACAGCGCCAATGGGTAGGTCTGACGGATGAGGATGTAAACCGAGAGTCTGCTCCGATTACCTCACAGCTGAAGCTGGCATTTCATGCGGGGATGTATGTTGCTCAGGAGATTTTGAAGGAGCGCAACACATGATTGGATATTACTGCGTAGTATGCGGTAAGTTTTTACCGGCAGATGAGCATGGCGTTATCGTGCATGACGATGTTCCGCACCCTGTTGATATGGACTTTGGAGACGAGGAGAAGCCGCAATGACACCGCTAGTCAAAGAAATGGTCAAGATGGTATCGGTGTCTGACCTTGACCCAACTCAGATGCAATGGTTTGATTTGACTGGAGCTATCAAAGAATACATTGGCTATGACCAACGCAAATACTTGCTCCACCCAGCGCCGTACAAAAACATGATGTTGTGTGGCAAGACAGCACAGGGTGACTTTATGCTGTCAGTGTTGGCTGAATCAGCGGCAACCATTGTGACGGGTTGGATTATGAAGCCGACAGGGTACAAAACTCTTGGGACTTTTTTGTTTGCTGAAGACAATGGCGAACCAAAGACAGGCGAGGTTGATAAGCCAATTGACCCGAAAGACCAATCAATGATGTGCGCGATTGTGGCTATGTTTTACGCATCATTGGATATGCCCGTAGAGGCTTACGTTCCCACACCACACAAGGCCAACGTAAGCAGAGCCAAGCGTGGATTGAAGCCTTTGTACGACTGGCACACGGTAATCATTGAGCCTCCCAAGCCGCAGTCAGAGTCTCGCGGCGGTACACACGCAAGCCCCCGCAGGCATCAAGCCAGAGGCCACTGGCGTACATACAAGTCCGGCAAACGAGGCTGGGTCAAAGAATGTTGGCGTGGTAATGCCAGCAAAGGCACAGTGTTTAAAGACTACGAAGTAAAGGAGGGGACATGACTGACTTAAGACAAGCCGCGCAGCAGGCGCTGGAGGCGTGGGATAGCACTGTTCTGCCAGTGGCAAATGACGGCATGATGCAGGAGCGCATGGAGATTTTGCGCGAAACATTGGAACAGCCAGAGCAGCATCCGGTAGCGTTTGTAAACGCTGACCACTTGCAAGGTTTGACATTGGGGCATTACGGATACGCTGAAATTTACACAGATGAATCGGAAGGGCGAGTACCGCTTTACACCACCCCACCCGCAGCACAGCCAGCACCTACTGTGCAGGAGCCTTGGAACCCAAGCGATACAGCGCATCGTCCCGGTGGCTTACCGCAAGACTTCATTGCGCACGAGGTGGAATCGTTTGGCGACTGGTCAGAGTGGGTCAGCCCAGACCCGGAGAAATACTTCATGAAGTGCTGCGACTGTGGACTGGTTCACGAGATGCAGTTCAAGGTCGCCAAGTACGCTGAAGGCGATGAGTGTGAGTTTGTTACCGATGCCAATTTACAGGCCGTATTCAGAGCGCGAAGAGCCACCCCACCCGCAGCACAGCGCCCGTGGGTTGGGTTGACGGATGAGGAGTTTTTGGAAGCCTGTCAGCTTGCAGAGCGCGGGAATTATCTTGTCGCATTTCAGCGCATACAAGCCAAACTGAAGGAGAAGAACACATGACAATCTGGCCCTTCCCCACCGAGTTACCCAAGCCGGTGCCAAACAAGCCGGTACCTTTTAACCCAGAGAATTACGAGGACGCACCGTGGTAGACGAAGACGACGAGTTCAAGCGTATCGAGATGGAGTCCAAGTTTCGCTTGGATAGCACCAAGGCCGCAGTAGTTTCAAACGACTATTACTGGATACCGATTGATGCCAGCACACCGACCGGCGTAAAAATCCTGCTGCTTGGCCGAGGCGGCGTGGCATCGCTGGGTCAGTATTTTCACCGGCCCAATGAGACACAGTTTTGGGATTTTTGGGCTCCATTACCGAGGAAACGACCATGACAGAAATTAGCCAACGCCAAGCAACCGTGCTACACGCACTTGCAACTATCGGCCCAATGACAAACTACGAACTACAGTTGCAACTGGACTGGCCCATGACCTCAGTGCGCAACATTGTTCAAGTTCTCAGGCGAAAGGATCGTCTGCGCATCGTGTCGTATGAGCTTGATAAGACAGGCCATTACGCACCGATTTATGCCGAGGGTGCTGGATCAGACGCAAAAAAGCCACCACCAAAACCTGCAATCAATCAGACTTTCAGCGCTTATTTGACAGCAAAAACCCACCGTAAAATGGGCGTGTGGGCGGGGTTGATGCAATGAGTGCAAAGCGCCTGGGCGAACCTATGAACGTGTTTTACTCGATCAAACTAACTCAAACTCAGCGCATCAAGTTGATTAAACTTGGTGGCCCTGAGTGGATAAGGAATCAAATTGAACGATCTACCGAACTTCCCAGCCTGGGAGCGTCAGACGCTGGACAAATTCGCAGCGGACAGCTATATCAGGATGCAACAGCAGTCGGAGGCGATTGAGCAATTGCGCCAAGACCTGCGAGATGCCATGAAGCTACTTAGAAGCGCGGCCCTGTAGCTTTTCTATCGTTCTCAGGCCACCCAGCCCGAGCATTCCCATCAGAATCGGCAGCATCTCGGTGAGGTCTGCCGGTGATAGGTTGATTGGGTGGCCGTAGATTTCCATGCCTAGTTTGGCAATGGGCAAGCCAATCCAGTTCCACCCGCAAGCAGCAACGCAGACCCACCCCACCCCTGGGCGCCAGCCAGACACAAAGACGCTGGGGTGTTTGGCCTCTTCCTTGTTGGTGTCTGTTTGGGTCTGGATAACCGCCAATGTAAAAGCAATCTGCTGCTTTTCTTGCTCTGTTTTGTCGGGAAAGAACATCCCAACAACTTCTTTGACAGCGGTTGCTGCTGCCCCAATTCCAGTTAGGTCTGCCATATGCCTGCCCTCGTTCCGTTTTTGTCAATCGTAATGATGCGGTTGATCACCTTGTCGGGCCGAACTAGGCTAACGTGAACCCATGTTCCAAACTCCAAAATCAACTGACCAATCCCCATCACATCAATTACGGACGCCAAGTCTTTGGCGATCTCGTAGGGCGTACCGGCCTTTGGAGCCTTGAAATCACAAGCCAAGGCCAATGTATGGTCAGACCCTGGTTTTGAGCCTATAGCGCCATTCAAGGCCTTGCAGCGGTATCCTGATGTGATTGTGATGGGCGCATCAATGTGGAACCGAATACGCTCCATCATTTCCAGCGTTTTCAATGCGTTTTCGCGCAGTTCATCAGGTAATCGGTTGTCAATGCCCAGCCTGGCCGCCGTGTCGCTGGCGGTGAATTCTTCCAAACTGAAGTGGGGGGTCATTTTCTCAGAAATTGAACGGCTGAATAGACAATGGCTGCTGCTGCCCAGACACCAATTCCACGGTTAACCCACTGATCGACTTTTTTATCAATACGCTGCAAGTGAACGCCATGAACTTCGATCTTGGTTTCCACATTACCGATCCGCGTTCCCTGCGTGGCCTGACGTTCTTCAAACAGAATCAACTTGCCAACAGCGTCTGTCAGTTTGTCCAACTTATTTTCAAGCCGTTTTACGTCATCGTCTGTCATGGTGCAAGCTCGTTAATTGAAGGATTTGGAGGGATCAATTCATTACGTTGAAAAGCTCGCGTTTTTGGCCCTTGACCACCTCGCTGAACGGGCCTCGGGGGGCGCAAACTATCTTGCAAGTCCATTAAGCGGTTCAGCATAAGTTCACGTTCTAATTTGGCTTGATTTGCCGCATTTGATGCAGCACGATTTCGGGCAGATTTTTGAGCAAGCTCATTAAAGATTTTATCTTTTTCGCGCAGATTGCGAATAGTATCAGCAATCCATTCCCGATCCATCATCTTGGCAGCAATAGCCTTGTCAGACAAACCTTTCAACTCTGGCGCAGCTTCAGCAAAGTCAATTTTGGTTTTATTCCAAGCCACTTTTTCAGCAGCAGACATATCAAACAATTTACCAGCGGCAACTTTTTCTGCTGCTGCATTCAATGCTTGACCAGTGTTAGCCATAAACACTTCTGGCGTAGCACCTTTGACACCAGCACTTGTTGGCACCAATTTACCAGTAATGGGATCAAGGTCAAATTGAACGCCGCGCCCAGTGGGTTGACGACCAGCCGCAGCCGCAGCCGCTGCTTGAGCTTCAGCCGCAGCGCCTTGCTGCATACTCAAATTACGAAGCCTTGCATCTTCCATGCGAAGCGCGCCCATTTGACCGCCAACCGGGCCTTGTGACATTCCTATCTGGGCAGGCCCAAGCGCAACGCCGGGTGTAGTAATTGGCCCTTGCGCGCCAGGACGCATAACAAAGTTGGGCTGATACGGCCCCTGCCCAGGCCCAAGAACTTCCACTGGCGTTTCATAAGGCACAACAGCGCGATTTTGCGGAATAGGCTGCATGGATGCTGCAAGTTGATTAACAGGGATACGCATATCCCGCAATTGCAAACCAGCTTGGTATCCCGGCGATGCCAAACGATTGGCAGCCATAGACTCACCAATCTTGCCGGCCCCAGCACCCAAAACCGAACCCATTGCGGCGCTAACATAGTCCTGACCCAAAGCATAGCCAGCTAAACCACCAAGCGTACCCGCCGCTCCAGTACGCCCAATGGCCGCCGCCTTGTTCCAAGGTGTTGCGGCTTTTGTAGTAAATACATCTGGAAAATTACCTGCAATTTTTCCTAGAGACGCAATGTTGCCAGTCAATGCGTTATTGCTGGCAGTAAGACGAGCCAATTTACTGGGATCTACCATTCCAGTATTGAAATCGGTTGCAGCTTCATATGCGTAAATGCGAGCCATTTTTTGCCGAGCATCACGATATTCGCCAAGCAATTTTGGGTTAGCAATGCTGCCATCAATCATGGACTCTAGTTCTGTCGCAATTCGTAAATTGGTGTCAGCAATATCCAATGCTTCTGTTGTAGCCGCCTTATTGTTGTATGTTTTTTTGGCTCTTTCACGTAAAACACTAATGTTTTTCAACAATTTGTCGCCGGTCAAGCCTGTTTGTGTTTTTGAAATTGCATCATCAACAATCTTGCTAATTGCCGGCGCATATTCTTTAGCGCCAATCACATCTAGGTCACTACGAATAGATTCCAGCCTTTGAAGCATCGCGTCATCAGCCTGTTGTATCGGCAGATTCCTTACTTCTTGGTACGGTTTAGAAACATTAACTCTAGCTTCTTGAAACGCTGTAGGGCCATTGAGTTGTGATGTAGGGGACAACCCCATATCCTCTAGCGCAACTTTACGCACCGCCCCTTTATTAGCAGCAGTAATAGCTTCTACGCCTTTTTCACCAGCCAGCATAGTGGTTAATTTGGGGCCAATAGTAGGCTGAATGTCAGTTGGATTGAGAGCGATACCTAACCGTTGAGCTTCAGCAGCAGCATCAATTTGTGGGCCGCGAGCATAGTCTTTGAGTGATGCTGCTTCACGCCGCGCTTGAAGTTGTTTTTCAAACGGCATTTTGGCTCCAACAATTGCTTTTTCAATTATTGGTGCCGCTCCACGCTGAACTGCTTGCACTACGGGCGGAACAACTTTAGGGGCCGCGAGAGTAGCGGTGCCAATCATATTTTCAATGTCGGCAGCAGGTAGTCCAGTTTTATCAGAAATCCATTTCGCGCCTTTTTGAAAGTTTTGACCAATAAAGTCTAGTAACTGACGGCCACTTTCTTGTTGATATTCAGGTGTGCTTGTTACTCCAAATGCTTTGCCAAATGGTTGATCAACCGCGCCAACAAGACGTTGTGTAGCTGCTTTTGCTTCTTCTTCCGAACGCCCAATCCGAGCCAATGGGTAGCCAATTTGTTGTACAGCGGCAGGCAGCAATCCGCCAACGGTAACGTCAGCCAAAGATGCAGCACCTCGGCCAAGTTGCGTCATAAACCCTGGTGCTTGACGAGCGGCAGGAATTTCAGATGGTGCGACGGCAGCGGGAATTGCTGGTGCTGCTGGCGCAGGCTTCCATGTAGACGCAGCAAAGGCAATAGCATCCTGTTCAGTTGCTCCTTCAGGGGCGTCAACAGGAATAATTGACCCATCAGGAGCATTGACATTAAAGCGGGGCATACTATGGTTTTCCTATGCTAAAGCCGGGAAACTTAGGATTGACAATTGTCTTGGCCGCTGGGCTAACAATGGGCGCGTTTGAGGGAATTTGGCTAGATGCGCTGGGGCCACCAGCATACTTTTTAAGACCAGGACGGTCAAACAGTGACTTGCCACCTTCACTATTAAACCAAGCGTCTTCAGCGCCATCATAAGTTTTGTTGGTCTTGTACCAGCGATCATAAAAGTTGCGTTGATCAATATCTCGACGCAATTGTTCGCCAGCCATTGACAAAATAAACTCGTTGGCTTGTTTAGTCTTACCCAACTGCGCTCCGATTTGTTCAATACGGCGAGCGTCAGATTCCGTCTGTGGGCCTTTTTGTTCCAACTGCTTTTGCAACACAGCACTAATAGCATTTGATTGAAACTTTTGGGTATCAGTAGCAAACTTCTCTGCATCTTTAACGCCCAATGCAGCCAACACACTAGCACCTGCGGCAATTGTTTCTTTACCAAAGCCGGTATCAAAACCTTTGTTTAGCGAACTCAAATTCACCTCAATTGACGGCAGAGTTCTAGCTGCAAGCCCAGCAGCCTTTGCAATGTCCCCGTATTGATCAACTAACATCTTACCTCTTGCGCCCTGTTCGGCTCTTTCCGAAACCATACTTACTGTAGTTCCAGGCGCGTGAGTTGTTTCTTTTAGCGCTTTTTTCACACGCAGCGCGGTTTTTTCAGCGTCTGATAGGTTAGTTCCAGCCAACAAACTTTCAAAGTCCGAAGGGCTTTTCTTAAGCGTCTCAAGTTTTTGAATATTGGCTTCTGTAATCGGTAAATTGAGCGCTCTCAGCAACTTTACTTCTGGGGGAGCATTAGATAGCCGCTCAATATCTTTGTTCAAATTTTCTATGGTAGCTTTAATACGAGGCGTCTGATCAGGAATAGCTGATAATTGATCTCGTTTTTGTTTTAGGCTTTGAGTTGGATCTTGCGCTTGAGGCGTAGCTGCTGGTTGCGGTACCAAAGCATTGACGGGTGCTGGTGCTGGAGCGGCGGCTGGTGCCAAAGCATTAGCTGGCGCAGTAACAGGTGTTCCAGAACCATCAAAAGTAGTTACAAAAGTTCCGGGTGCAAAACCTTGCCGAATAGGCACCGCACCGGGCGCTGGTTCAAACGGTGCGGCTGCTGGTTGTACTGGTGCTGGTGCCAAAGCATTAGCTGGCGCAGGGACTGGAGCGCCGCCCATAATTGCGCCATATGCTCGGTCGCCGGCTTGTTGCTTAAGAAACGCCTCAATGCCCATTGCCTCGCGTTCCTTGTACTGCTGAAAAGCAGTAGGATCATCTGGTACTTCAGCCAAATCTTGCTCTAGCGTACCAAAGCGACTTTTAACGGAGGCAAGATCAGGGTCTAAATACTGCGCTTTTACAATTGCACGCGCAACCTCTGGTGTCGCAGCACGCAGCAAAGCATCCCGACCTGCTTGTGTCTTTTGCAAAACTATTGCTGTATTAGCCGCTCGCCTTTTATCAGCCTGAGTCGCTGCAAACTCTTGCTGGCGCATACCAAACTCTTGCTGTGCTTGTGTTGCACGTTGTTGCGCCAGCGCGTTAGCCTGCATTTTTTCACCGGCTTGAGTGTAGCCCTCAAAGAAATTTGAGGGGCCACCTTGGTTAAGCAGTTCAAAGTTAATTGCCATGAAATATCCTTAACCGTAAACATTAGGGTCAGTAAAATTAACGCCCATTCTTTGGTTATATTGGTTTGGGCCATAGAAATTACCAAGTATGTTACCAAAATCGCTAGAGCGAACGGCGGAACCGATGTTGCCATAGGATGATTGTCTAGCACGTTCAGCAGCAATCAATGCATTGCTTTGAACATCGCCTTGCCCCATAGCGATATTGCCGGCACTTGTACCATACGAACCCAGAGCATTAGAAATGCCGCTTGCCATATTCTGACCGGCTGCGCCAAGTTGACCGGTAGCTGTTTGGCCTACACCCGCAAGACTAGCCAATCGGTTGTAGCCCGTGTCAGAACGCGCCACGTTGGCGTTGTAGCCGGTCAAAGCGCGGTTGTAAGCATTGCTGAATTCTTGCGAACCCATCTCCTGCCCATAGCGCTGCATCTCTTTCAGCGCCCGACCTGAGATCAAGCCACCACGAGCCGCTGCCTGTCGATCCAGCGCCTTCTGACCTTCAGCAACTCGAAACGCATAGCCTGGGTCAGCTTGGTAATCATTCGCGCCAAACTTGAACGCCTCCGGTTGTGCAAATGCGCCGCCTTGCATTTGAGCCAAAGCGTTGGTTCCCGCTTGACGCCACGGCTGTTGCAGTTCAATTTGCTTGTTGAATTGCTCTCGTTGCAAAGCAATTTGCTGATCAGCAATTTCTTTCTGAATGGCAGCAGCGCGATCTCCAGCAGCAGCAGAAACATTGGCGGCTTCTCTTGCAGCACCAGCCGATCCTCCGCCAGTAGCTTCTTCAACTCCACCACCCAATGATGCGCCAAGCGCAGCGCCTGCTGGCCCACCAAGAAAAAATCCAGCGGCACCGCCTAAAAGTTGACCCCAACCCATAATAATTCTCCTTGTTAGCTTACTTCTCTGCCACTAACTCGCAGATTGATTGACGTTGCCGTACCCGCAATGGCACTGATAAACCCGCTGGGCATCAGCACCTGGCCGACCAGTTCCGGGAAAGTGTACACCTCGGCGGGTTGCAGCGTCTTGGTCTTGGTGATCAAGTTTTGATTACCAGCCGTATCGCCCGACGTGACCAGGTTAATGCTGATCGTCGCAGCCGCAGCGCTGTAGTTCGTGGCCGTCACCTTGTCGATGATGGTCGTGACGTTAGACGCCGTGTAGTAGGTGGTTTGCGTAGCCGCTGCAATTTGAGCGGGGACTAATACTTTTACTGTTACTGCCATATCATTTCTCCGTGGGGGTGTGGGCGGTGGCGGTGTGGGTCATGTCTCGGTGCAAAATTTTAAAAGTTAAATGATGGCAATCATGCTGCCGCGTAGGAGAACGAAAAGTAAAAATTGTCCGGTGCCGCCACAGAAGCTGCGCTGACATTTACGTAGATGAAGGAATCACCTTCCTCCGCAAAAAACGTCACCGCCGTGTTGTTGTAGTTGAGCACGCCTCCGAACCTACCTGAAAGTTCTGGATTGTCGGCAATAGGTAGAGGTAGGGTCAGCTTCACAGAAGACCCAACAGGCGAACTAACGGCCTGGACTTGAATCTGACCTTGAACAGTTACTCTGTTTCCCACTCTGGTGTAGTAGCCAGCGTTGTACGATGGGTTGACCGTTATTGATCCGCTTGTTGTGGGAATGAGTTGTACGTCCCATGTGGTACCGTTGAATACCGTTAACTGCTGAGAGATGCTTCCACCTCCTGCGGCAGTACCACCATCAAGAACTAGAACCCCGGTGTCGTAATTGACAGATCGAACATGCGTAAAACCACCAGTGCTGGCGCTAATTCTGTCGCCACCGTTGAAGTAATACGAGTCAGCCAGCGTTGTGCAAGTAAAGGACGTTCCGGAAAAGGTTCCGGTTATGCCTGTTGCCGGTGTGTTTTTGAAACGCCCTGCTGAACTGGCAACGTTAACGTTACCACTCGCTGTTTTGCCATATGGATACCAATTATTCGTGTCCGTAGTCGATATGGTCACTTGGCTACCATCAATAAGGTAATCGGCGGTATTTGTCATGCCGCTGAACGTTACGTCAGCTACAGGCACACTGCTGTAGCCGGTATGCACTTCTGCACCTTGGGACGGGTTAGTCAAAACACCGCGCTGATAGCTGAACCCGTAAATGTTGCTATCTGTCATATACAGCGCTGACTTTATAGTTCCACCGTAATAGTTGGAATTAACTGTCAAGCCGCGAATTGCACTACTGCAATAAATCGGATATGAAACGTTTGAAAAATAGCAACCTTCAATGTTTACATTACGCATCCAACCATTGCCAGCCCCACCTAAATCAATAGCTTTGCCTGACGCGGGGCCCTCCCAATAGCAACCGTAAATGTTAAGGCTGTAAATTCGGTCAAACGTAGATGTTGCTCCGTCAAAAGCAGCTCCGATAATTGATACCGGAGTGCCCATCAGTTCACCTGCGGGCACAGTGGTGGCAAAACGCGGGTCACCAATGCCTAATACGACACAGATCACGCCTCCCAGGGTGCCGCTGGTTGACACGCGCACCGGCCTGATCTCGCGTGAGTGGTACAGGTTCTTTCTGAACTTGTTCCAGTTGACTGGCGGTGGTACGACGGATACCACGCTGGTGGATTTGCAGCTTGGCCCACCCGTGTTGGACGCCATTGAGTCTGACACCAGCCAATTGGCGTCAATGTCAGCGCAGCAAGATACTACGGCAGCGCTGATTCAAGGTGCGTATTTGGCACCCAACATGGCAGAGTGCATGACACAGATGCAATCTGACATTGATGCTTTGAAGGTAGCACCTCGGGCGGTAGAAATTCATCCTATTCCGTATGGCTCGTTCTTTGATACCAGCGACCAGACTGGCTCAATTACCACCCCTACGCCCATTGCGTTTAACAGCACAGACGTTTCAAGCGGTGTTTACTTGGGTGCTACTACTTCACGAATGTACGTCACCGAGGCGGGCGTTTACAGCATTCAATTTAGTGTGCAAATTGAAAATAGCATTGCCACTGAAGGCGATGTGAACATCTGGTTGCGCATAAATGGGGCAGATGTAATCGGTTCAAACGGTTTGGTTTGGGTGCCAGCCAAACACGCCGGCGCAGATGGTCACATTATTTCTGGCTGGAATTTCTTTCTTACGTTGGCGGCAACTGACTACGTAGAGTTGGTGTGGTTGCCAAGTGCTGCGACAATGACGCTACAGTCATACCCAGCTCAAGTTGGGCCACCGGCTGTACCGTCTACGTATTCCGCAGTTCTGACCGCCTTCAAAGTCAACATTACCTCGGGTTAATCATGGCCGCAACACTTAGTCCCTCACCCAAACAGCAGTTCTTTGATGCCAATGGCGTACCTTTAACCGGTGGCAAGCTGTACAGCTACACGGCTGGCACTACCTCGCCATTGGTGACGTATGTTGACGCATCTGGCACAACCACCAACACCAACCCTGTCATCCTTGACAGCCGAGGTGAAGCCAATGTATGGCTGGGTGCTGCCACTTACAAACTTGCGCTGTACAGTGCCACGAATGTGCTGATCTGGACGGTGGATGATATTACCGCCGCTGCCACCGATACATTGGCAGCA